ATTTCTTCCACCAACATTTATCTCATTAACAGCTTCCCATTCGCTAGAACATAATGGAGTTGTATATTTCGTTGATGCTGGATCTTTATATACTATTTTGCTTCTTGTCCAGATATATTTTCCTGGTGACCAAGGAGGAGGTGTTGGAGACCAAGAACCACCTGTTTGAGAATCTTTTTTATCAGATAAATAATATTCTTCTGTAATAGATTCTATACCAGTACCAGTTGCACCATTTTCTCCAACACGTTCTTTATCATCTTCATAAGCAGTCATATATTTAACTTTTGGATGGTTATATAAATCAAATCCCAAATATGCATATTCACTTCCAGCGCGTTCATTTAATATAAAATATATTTTATTCCATCCTTTAACAAAATTAAGAGTTATTTCTGTGTTTTTACAAGATGGTAATTCATAAACTTTAACATTATTTAAATATAAAGTACTACCATCGTCTGAACTACCAGTACCAGAAATTGAAAAAGCTTCTGTACAATATATATATGTTTCTAGTTTAGCAAGAAATCTATCTCCATATCCCCATGTAGTCTTTCTATTATCTTCTATTAATATAGATTTTACTAATGTTTCATTTTCTAATACAGACTCATCTTTAACTCCATTATCATTTATAGAAGTTCCTGTGTATATATCGGCTCTCCACATATTCCTTCCAATAGATGGATGAGATCTAGACCAGGTATAATCAGAAAAATTAGTAGGTGCTGTTGAATTTTTAGTACTACAAATTCCGATAAAACCACCTTCATCATCACCATTATTACTTGTAAATTGATAGTTATTATTTGAATATTTAACATATACATTTAATCCGTCAGCACCTTTGGCACCAGTATCACCTTTATCACCTTTTATTAAAGACCAACTATATTTTGTTGGGTCAGTACTATCAGCTTGAGTAAAATCTGTATATTGTCCAATATATGTTTTATTTGTACTATCACTAACAGAGAAATTTGTTTTTCCATCAGATGATGTTGCATAAGCAATATGAAGATATGATGTTTTACCATTTGTACCATTAGTACCTGGTATACCCTGATCACCTTTTGCTCCTTGCGACCCCTCAAATTGAGACCATTTATATTTTGTTGGGTCAGTGCTATCAGCTTCTGTAAAATCGACGTATGTACCTATATATTTACTAGGTGTTTCTGTCATATCTGAAGAACTTGTTGGGTTTTCTTTAGATGAATATTTTATATGAAAATATGATGTTTTACCGTTTGTACCGTTTTGTCCGGTATCTCCTTTGTCACCTTTAGGACCAGGAATACCTTGCTCTCCTTGTGGTCCTTGTAGACCTTGAATACCTTGAGAACCAGTATCACCTTTATCGCCTTTGTCTCCTTTATCACCTTTATTACCAGTGGCACCTTTTGCTCCGGCTATACATGTTTCATTTCTAGTAGCTGTAGTTCCGTCAACATATGTAACTTTTTGCCTAGACCACATATATTTACCATCAACCCATTTTGGTGCTGTTGTAGACCAAGATCCTCCTTCACATGAATCAGATTTATTAGATAGATAATATTCAACATCTACTGTTTTTACTGTTTTATCTACATTATCTTCTATTTCATTTATAGTCTCTTCTAACGTCTTACCTATTCCACCCATAGTTATAACACCAGCAGATATTCTTAATTTATAAGTATTATCTGAAGTATCTAAGAAATATTTAAGAAAGTTATTAGAATCACCTATATTTACTTGACCGCTATCATCCATATATATTCCACGAGTTGTATTATTAATTGAATTCTTTACTCCAGAATATAAAGAGTGATCTCCTATATGAAAACCACCAATAGTAGCATCAAAAGCAACTAAGTCTGATACTTGAACTTTATCAGCTGTAACTGATTTAGCTAAAATAACAGTACCATCTAACCCAGATTCATGATCTAAACTTAATTTATAATATGTATTAGCTGCCCAAGTAGGAGCAGAATTACCAGATACATGTACATATTTACCATTAGATATAACATAATAATCTTTAAAATTAGTATCCCAATCACTTGGTTTAGAAGTAGTTAATGCAACCTTAGATGCTTGTGTTGTACTAATTTCATTAAGACCATCTATATTAAGTTTATAATATAAACCATCTTCGCCTTTTACAACTAATTTATCAGCCCTGATTGTATTACCTTCTATTAAATCACCTTTAATTGTAACACCAACCAATTCTCCTGTAATCTTACCACTTTGTACAACTAAATCTTTGATAAGACCAGAATCTGAAAATATCTTTTTAACTGCTAATTGATTAATATTACTAAAGTCTATATTAGCATACTTAGCATTTAAATGATTAGTTTCTAACTCATCAACAATAATTTCATTTAAACCTGTTAATACACCATCTTCTATTTTAAAAGCACTATTTAATATTTGAATATTAGAATCAAATACTTCCATAGTATTTCCATGCATATTAATAATATTATTTTGTTGATTAATAATATTGTTCTGTTGATTAATAGCATTTCCATGTTGTGTTATTATATTATTTTGTTGATTTATATCATTATTTATTTGTGTAATATTATTATCTTGTTGAGTAATCTTATTATTTATTTGAGATATCTCATTATTTTGTTGATTTATATTATTATCTAATTGTTTAATAATATTTCCTTGTTGATTAATAGCATTATTAGCTTGTAAAATATCATTATTAACTTGCTTAATATTATTATCTATTTGAATAATAGAGTTACCTTGTTGCATTATAGTATTATCCATTTGTCTAATAGAATTACCATTTTCATCGACTTCATATTTTAAATCTTTAACTGATTTATTTCTAGCTGAAGGAGAACTTATATTACCAGTTACAGTTGCTGTATGATTTTTTATTAATACTTTAACTCGTTCTCCAGTTTCAGCTTCTACTGTAGAAGTAACTGGTGTCCAGATTTCAGAACCGTCTATCTGAACGTATTCCTCACCATTAATAGTCTTATAAGTACCGTTAACTGTTACTTCTTTAGGTTTTTCTTCTTTATTTGTTAATTTAACAAATTGGTTTATAAGATCTTGTGATAAAGCCATATTATTCTCCTTTCTAGTTCCATAATTTCTTTGTAAATACAGCTGTCTCATTTACAGAGCAACCGTTTTCACATTTTATAGTTTGGCTTATAACTTTAGCCTTTATACCTTCCAAACCAGCTTTTTTATAATTCAATCTAACAGCATCTCCAACTCTAACAGGACAATATCCATGTGTATAACTAACTTGATATTCAACTGATGATAATGCCTCTAATAAACTCTTAGCATATTCATCAATTTGTTCTTCACTAGGAAATCCTGGAAGATTTGGTTCTGTCTCTCTATGAATTATTTCCCTACCTCTATTTACTGTTGAAGTAGGACTGTTTGGATCATCATTAACTATTCTGGCAGTATATTCATGTAATCCAGTTGAACATACAACTTCTACAACATTCGGTATTCCATATAAATCATGTTGCATACTAACTTCTGGATATAGTATTGAACTATTATCATCATTATATGTCCATACTGGTTGTAATTCATCTAATTTTTGTTTAGGAGCAAATAATATCCTGCCATTTTCATCCAAATGTAATCTATATTTAGCCTGACCTATTAAATCAGAAATATAATTTAACCAATTTTCATTTGGGTCAGCTACAAAATTATCTAATAAAAGTTCATCAGAACTTGTCTCTACAACAGGCGCTCTACAATTATCTCTAATAAGCATATAAGCCTGATGCATTATATTATCATTTTTTAACAAAGCAAATCCCAATGGTGGTGGGTTTTCTTTAAGTTCTAATAAAGGTGTATATGCATCCATAGATACATTTCTATTCTTACCATCGTATGAACTAGATGGTGTTTGAACCAAATATGTACCTAACACAAATTTAAATTCACCGCCATTTTGACGTACTATAAGATAAATTCTAACATAACATTCTCCAAGCGTATCGTTAATATCGATGGTGGCGGAACCGAGTGTATCAGTCCCGTCATCTCTTTTTATTGAAGATTTTTTAACCATGTTAAGTGGTCTTTTATCTTTCCATGTATATGGATCTACCTCATAGTATTCAAAAGTTTGCTCCATTGAATCTGTCCAATCAACATCAGCCACTATTAAATACCTCCTTCTACTCTTGTTACAGAGAATGAAACTGGTATAGTCACAGCTAAGTGTTTTATACTTAATGATACTGATATATTAGCCCAGTATCCTGTTCCAGAAGGTTCTCTAACATAAACATCACCCGTCCATCTAGATAATCTTCTCAAACCATAAATTGTTTCTTTATCTTCGGTTGGAATCTCACAACTCCAACTAGCTGTTTCACCTATCTGCGTTCCATAATAACTAACCGGATGTTTTCTACCGACATATTCAACTAAAGAAACATCAACATTCTTGTTTTCAGAAACATCTACATTATATGGTAATTTAAGCATTGAGCCAGCCCAAGGAACCTCTAAATCATCTGTATCAGGATCATAATCAAATTTAGACCATTTTTCTGACCATTGAATAACTATAGAAGGTTCGCCAACTTTTACTGCTTCTACATCACAGTAAGATATTGTACCTGTGTCATCAGCTCTTGCTACTACTCTATATCTAGCATAGTCTAATGATGGATGCGGATCTACTACATAAGTATGATTATCATTATCAATCTCTGTAGCGATCTCCGTAAACGTACCATCATATTCTCTTCTATATACAGCTAGCGTACAATTATCTGATAATACTTGTTCTACCTCACCACTAACTTCTTTATTCTCCATACAATATGGATGTATATTAGCTGTCAATGTTTCTTTATCAATTAAAATATCAGCATATGGATTATAACCTGTCTCACTCAATGTTACATCAAAATCTTTTGTTGCTACTGCACTCAAACCAGAATCCATTGATACTGTAATATTAACAGTATAATTTATACCATTTTGTAAATCTACAATTGCTGGAGTCATTTCTGCTAAGAATTTCCAAGCGTTTCTTTCCGGATCATAATATTTTTGATATACTTTATCTCCAGGATTTACTGTTTTAACTTCACCAATATTATCTACTGTATTATAACCTTTATTAGATATAATCTCAATATAATAACTTATTGGTTTTTGTGTTGCTGGTTTAGCTAATACATTTAAATTAAATGGGAATCCACTTATATCTTCTATAGATATACCATCTTTATTTGTAATATCTAATTCAAGAGTTGGTTGTGTATATACGTTGATCTCTCTTTCTATAGAAGGATCACTATAACTACCAATAACTCCAGCTGTTCGAACTGTCCATTTTATTATAAATCCTTCTCCCAATAAACCAGCCCATTCAGGATCATTAGTGTTAATTGTATAAACACTATTTTGATCTCTTTCCTCTTCTGGTTTGGTATTTTCAATAACTATAGTTTTTTCAAATGGAGTTAATTCTGGATGAGCAGAATCTATAATTTTCAAATATAATCTAGCGTATGTTTCTAAAGAACCGTCTGTAGAATTATGTTTCCAATATAAATTCAAATCTTCTCCTAATATTGCTGATGTAACATTACTCCATGTTGTCGGAGCAGATGGAACTGTACCTAAAATAACAGATTTAATAGGTGTCCAATTTGTTGAGTATCCTGTGTCATTATATGATCTAACTCTAAAGAAATATTCATGACCCTTATCTATATTGGTTATTAATAATCTAGAACCTTGTCCTTCTTCTGTATCTTGTTTATGAGGTTCTGTATCAGTTGGATTGTCAAAATATATTAAATCTGTAGTCCATTGTACTTGATATTTTTTAGCTGTTTCTACTTCAGGCCATTCAACTAAAACACCATATACAACTGATTGTTGTTCACTTATTTTCTGTGGTCTAAGTGTTGTGATCTCTGATGGTGCAACTGGAACTGACATAACATTTGCTGTAAATTCAGTCCATCCACCATATATATTACCTCTTACAGCTCTAGCTCTTACTTTATACTCGTGACCAGCATCAACAGTTTCTACATATTTAGCATAATGAGTTTCTGAGTTTATAGCGACTTTTGCTGTCTTGTATTTTGTTGTATTATCTTGATATATTGCTATTTCTATAGAATCAGCATTAATATTTTCACTAATATTCTGAAATTCTACAGTGGCTTTATTTGTATTATCTATACTAAAATTTGGACTTGGTGGTAATTGTGGTGGATTATTTCTAAAGTCATATTCTTTCCATGCCCAATCAGTATTAGCCAGTGGATTACCATTTTCATCAACCGGTCTAACACTAAATCTAATAACATTCCATCCAGGATTAGTGTTACCAGTACCTATAGACTGTTTAACTTCATCATGAAATTCAACATTCTTGTTTTCTTGTAACATTATTAAATGACCAGAATCGTCCCATTGCTCCCATCTAGTCCAAAAACGATTATGTCCATAATTCCATAAAGCCAGCATTTCTCTTTCTGATCCAGCAACTAAAGCCATCCAAAATATGTCTGGTTTTGTAATAGTTACTGGTGTAGGAGCAGGTGCTGGTGCAGGAGCAGGCGCAGGAGCAGGAGCTGGTGCGCCACCTGTTATACCAGGTATATCTAACCATTGATCGACATAAATTATAGGATTTCCTCTAGTAGCTAATCCGTTGGCTGAAGCTATTTCTTTCCATCTAGCTCCATTTCCGTAAACATTAGCAGCTATTTTCCATAAACAATCACCTCGTTGGACATGCCAGCGATCACCTTCCATTCCCATACCTACGTCCTCCTTTCAATTCTAGCAGCTCTTACTAATGTACTAACTGCTTCTTGTATTTCTGTACCATTATCATATGTGATACC